GCGACTCCGCACAGAAAAGCTCCCCGTTCGCTCCCAGCATGGAAAAGCTCAACGACGCTCTCGACACCGACGCGGCTTTCAATGCCATGAACGAGAAAATCAACTCCGCATCCATCAAGAAGGAGGGCTAGACCATGGCATTTGAAACTACTCCGTTCGGGGCGATAGCGGCTCCGGGTCTTGCGTTCCCGTTCGTAACGCATTCCATCGAGACAGGCATCCTCCAAGAGGATAAGGACAGCGAGGGCGGATTTGCGCTCTGGGCAAAGAAAGGTGTCGCTGGCGAAGCTGGAAAGGTCTATGTCAACCAGCCTGCAGGTAGCGAGGCCGTAGCCCGTGTTCTCGAACTCGAACCCGTAATGACCACGGCAAGCACCGGCACCGTATCGGTCAAGGTTGATGGCGAAACCGTAGCCACGTCGAGCGTCACCAGCGAATCCACCGTTGCATCGCTTCTCACGGCCCTTGCTAGCGCCTGGGACAGCGAAAGCGACTATACCGCCGAGGCGAGCGAAACCAAGCTCACAATAACCGCAAAGACAGCTGGCGCGGAAGCCAACGCCGACGTGTTCAGCACCGAATACAGCGAGGACTGCGGCTTTGGCGGCGACGTAAACCAGGTCACGGCTGGCGCCTCCGCAGAAGCCGCTGGCGTGTTCATCGGCATCGCCCAAAGGACGATGTTCAACGACTCCTACAAGGCAGGAATGACAGTCAATGTGCTCAAGAAGGGGCGCATCTGGGTTCGCGTTCTCGGCGAGGTCGTTTCCGGGGATGCTGCCTACGTCAACAACACAAACAACGCTTTCACGGCCACGTCCACGGGCGGTACGCAAATCGTGGGCGGAACCTTCAAGAGCGACGCTGCCGACGGCGGACTCGCTGAACTGGAAATCGCATAAAGGAGAACAGGCATGATTTTTCAAGATAGCGAACTGAACAAACTCTCCCGTCTGTTCAACCAGATTATCAACGAGACCTACGGACTGGAACGCGAGTCCCTTGACGCACTCTCGTTCATTCCTCCCCAGGCTGGAATAGGACAGTGGCTCCGCACCTGGACCTACAAGGTTCTTTCCGAAATGGGCGTCGCCAAGCTCATTTCCGACTATGCGGAAGATTTGCCGCCCGTTTCCCGTGCGCTGGAACTCAAGACCAACGACATTCGCGAATACGGCGTGTCCTACGGCTACAGCGAATTTGAACTCATGCAGTGGCTCACCGCCGGAATCGACCTTTCCCGTGACGAGGCTGAAACGGCCCGTCGCAAGATTGACGAGAAGGTGGACGAGGTGCTGTTCGTCGGCGACAAGGATGCCAACACCACGGGCTTCCTCAACAACGCCAACGTGCCGATGGTAATCGTGCCTACTGGCGCAAGCGGCGGCACTTCCATCAAGGGCAAGACGCTACTCGAAATCATAGCCACGTTCCAGGCGATGATTGACACCGTCCGCAACAACACCAGGCGCACAGTCAAGGCGGACACGGTTCTCCTGCCCCACGACGCTTTCGTCTATCTGTCCACCACGCCCAAGGACGAAACGGGCGGCGACCTCACCATCCTCGAATACCTCAAGAAGGTTTTCGCGAGCCAGGGACTCGTCAACTGGAAGGAGTGCGCCAAGCTGGACGAAGCTGGCGAGGGCGGCACTACGCGAGCCGTTATCTACAAGTACAGCCCCAGCGTCCTTACGCGCTGCATCCCCATCCCGTTCAAGCAGGACGAACCGCAGAAGAAATCGCTGCACTACATGGTTCCCTGCTACGCGAGAATCGGTGGCGTCGCGTTCAAGAACATCAACGCCGTCGCATACGCCGACGGCCTGTAAGAATCCATCCGTCCCCAAACGGCTCCATCACCCTGCAACGCCCGTAGCTTTGCTGCGCGGGGCGGTGGAGCTTCCTTTTTTCCGCACTTCCGAGGCTCTCCCATGCTCGTAATGAACAACCAGAAACGCACCGTCCACATCGGCTACATCCTGCTTCTTCCAGGTTCCAACATCGTCGCCGACGGCAGCATCGACGAGACCCACCCTGTCATTAGGGCGCTGCGCGATTCCGGCAAGCTCGTTTTCGAGCATAAAGTCACGGCCAACGTCGCGGCGAACGCCATTTCCAGGGCAAGCACGCGACAGGTCGTTGACGACATTGAAAGGACGCAGAAGAAGCCCAACAGCTCCGTAAAGAAGGCTGCTGCCGCGAGACGGACTGAACTGGACGAGTTCGACGCCGAATGGGAAGAAGCGAAGAAGAAACAGCAGGAACAGCAAAAGGGAGCAACGGCCCTATGATTCCGCTTCCCATAGACGACCAGCAGAAAGCTGAACTGGTGGCCTACCTGCCCAAGGAATACGCACAGAGTCCGAGACTCGACGCATGGATTCTCGGCGCGTCGCATCACGTAGGCGCCTGCTACTTCAAGAAAGCCTACGTCTATGCGCTTTCGCTCATGGTGGCGCACATCGCGGCACTGGAGGCGCGTGGAAGCGACGGCGAGGCTGGAGCCATAGCGAGCAAGCGCGAGGGCGACATTTCCGTTTCCTTCGGCTCGACAAAATCGGAGGGCGACGACGGCTGGCTTTCCTCTACCAGCTTCGGGCAACAGTTCCTCCTTCTCAAGAAACAGTATTCGCCGCGTCCGCAAGTCACGGGCGGCGTTCCTCTACGGGGGTTCTGCGGTGGCCACCCTGTTCGCTAGGACATTCACCTATCACGAAATGTCCAAGCCAACGCTGGACAGCTTCGGGAACATGGTCGAAGGGACATTCACGACGCGCACGGTGCGCGGCACGATACAGCCCGTCACGGGCGAAGAAGCGATTGCCTACCAGGAGGGCGGAAGGAATACGGGCATCGTCAAAATCTACTCCAGCGAAAGGCTCGCGGCAAGGACACAGGAAGGGACGCAGGCAATCGGCTACGTGAACCAAGGAGGCTTTTGGTATGAAATTACGGATGAACTTGTCTTTGGAAACCTTCCTAAGATTACTCATTGGAAGTATATCGCTTGCAAGGTTCCTGCGGCACAAGTCCCGAAAGGACTGCAATGACCGTTGACGAACTCAAGGGCGCAATCTGCAAGTACTTCAACGACAGCGCGGATTTTTCCGCGCCGTTTGTCAAGAGTCCGACGAACAGCCCTGCGCCCGTCGGCAAATATGTTTCCGTCGGCATTGACGGCGTCCGCCAATATGGCGAGAAGTTCACGCCCCCGCCCGGAAACCACCACTACCGTTTTTCACAGGTCGCGACAGTCCATTTCGTCGAGGTTGAAGGCGACGGGGACACGCTCAGGGCGATTCGCAACGAATTGCAGCTCCCCGCATTTATCGAATACGCCCGGAACAACGGCTTCACGGTCTGGGACTTCACCAATATCGAGAAAATCGACACCTACGACGGCGACTTCTACGTGCGCCAATGGCGCTTCACGGCAACGCTCAACTTCATCGACAAGACACCCTCCGGCATTGAACGGATTGAGACCGTCCACCCGCTGGAACTGCAACCCATCTAGGAGGCAAAATGGCCCAGATAATCGACTCAATCGTCAAGATAAGCATAAACGAGGCGATTTCAACCGTCTCGACGACAAGCGTGAACACGCTTGCGCTGGTAGGCCCCGCCTCCAGCGAGGCGGAAAACCCGCCCGACTTCCTCGAATGTTCATCCGCCGAGGATGCGGAAGTTTTCGGCACGGACTCCCTGCTCTACGGCATGGTCGAAAGCGCTTTCGCACAGGACGCCTGCCCCGCGAAAATCGTCGCCATCAACGCGGAATCCTTCTCCGACGCGCTCGACGCGGTAAAGGCTGCGGAAGCCGCCAAGCTCAACTTCTACCACATCGTCGCCAAGTTCGGTGACGGCTCAATCCCCGCCGCATCCGCTTTCACGGGGAACGGCGGCTGGAACGGTTATCTCGGCGCGAACTTCAAGATTGTCCACCTGGAACTCAACGACACCTCCACGGACTTTGCCTCCATCAGGGCGCTCGCCCAGGCGCTTGTCGCGAGTACAAGCGACCGCGTGGCACTCTATCAGCACGCGGGAGCAGGGAACCTCGCGGCGGCTCTCGTCTCGAACCGCTGCGCACTGGACTCGGCGCGTGGCAGCTTCGCCCACAAGAAGGTCAAGGGCGTGGAATACGATTCCTATACCAAGTCCCAGTACGACGCGCTCGTTTCGGACTGCATCAACGTCTATACGGTCGCCGCTGGCGAGGCGCGTCTTTTCATGGGCGCGACTGCGGGAAAGACAGTCCTTCTCGACAGTACGGGCGAACAGTCCCCCGCGAGCTTCATCGACAACATCGCCAAGGACGACTGGATTCGCTTCAATGTCCAGACGAAAATCTACTCGCTGCTCGGCGAGGCGAACGACGGCTTCGGCGTCAACTATGACGACAGCGGCATCAACTCCGTCGCCGCCTCAATTCTCCAGGTATTCTCCAAGGCCGCAGATACCGACCACCAGTACATCATGGACGGCTACACGGTCAAGGTGCAGACCTACGACTACCTCAAGACAAACTACAGCGCGGACGTGCAGGCCCGAAACCTGCCGCTTGTCAAGGGTCGCTACTCGCGCATGAACTCCATCAATACCGTAAAGAACGTCGAACTGACGGTCACTCTCTAGGAGGCTAGAAAATGCTTGGAACATACGACCACACCATGGTCAACATTTCCGTCCAGGGCATCGCGCTCACGCACTTCAACGGCGATGTCGTCATTTCCAAGGAAGGCGACGACTGGGACGTTACCGAGGGCAGCAACGGCTGCGTTCAGCGCTCCAAGATGGTGCGCAAACTCTACACCGTCACCCTTCCCTTCATGCAGACCAGCCCCCAGCTCTCCAAGCTGGAAGCGCTGCGCGTCGCCGACGAGACGACGAAAGTCGGGCCATATCCCTTCGCATGTACCGACCTGAACGGCGCATACGTCCTTCTCGGCCAGTGCTGGATTCAGTCCATGGGCGACGCCACCAAGGGACGCTCCGGCGGAACGCGAACCGTCACGCTGCGCGTCAAGGCGGAAGCTGCATTTGAAGGAGCCTAAAAGATGGAAGCGATAAACTTCAAGGTTGCATCCGACGAATACCAGCTTCTTCCCCATACGGGTTTCGACGCCATAGACCTCGACCGGAAAGTTCTCGGGCTTATCGGCAAGATGGCTCGCCAGGGTCTCGACATAAACGACGATGTGGAGGCTTTCGCGCTTCTCGCCAACACGCTCTCCGAGCTTTCTACGCCCGATTTCAAGTGGCTGCTGGAAACGACGCTTTCGGCAGTCACGGTCGTCACCAAGGGGCAGAAGTTCGTCACGCTCGACAGCTTCGACGCCATCGCCGCGCATTTCGAGCAGAAGCGTTCGCAGATGTACGCGGTCATGCTCCAGGTGTGGAAACTGGAAAAGCTAAGCCCTTTCGTGACGGCTCCGGCGACGGAGCAGAATGGAGCCTGAACAGCTCCAATCCAATCGTCAATGCGTTCAGCGACGCGGACGCGAAGGACATTAAGGCCCTCGGAAAGATAGGTACGCTCAAGGGAGGCGCCGCCGACTACGCGCTCGTCTGGCGAATCGTCAAGACGGCGCGTGTCCCGCTTTCCGACATAGAGAAGAACTGGACTTTCGAGCGCATGATGAGCTTCGCAGCCTACATCGACATGGAGAACGACTACAGGAGCGCATGGGGCCAGTACTACAAGCAGAAGGAAAAGAACAAGAATGAATGACGAGAACGAGTTCGTACAGAAAGTTCGGTTCGAGGTCGAGGACACGGAACTATCCGCGTCCCTTGACCGTTTCCAGGCTGCTCTCGGCAGGGCTGGCGAAACGGCGAACAGGGAAATAGACGAAAGCCTCACCAAAGCCGCATCCAGTGCCAACGAGGTCGCGAAAGAGACCGCCAACATCGGCAAGGAAGCCTCCAGCGCCGCCAAGGAAACGCAGAAGATTTCAAGCGCATCCAGGGAGGCCAAGAAGCAGACGGACGCGCTCGACGGCGCCTTCTCCAAGCTCAAGGGCACAATCTCGGCAGCGGTCGCCGCATACGCCGGGTTCCAGGGCTTTTCCAAGCTGGTCGGGTTCGGCAAGCAGACCGTCGAGCTTTTCAAGGTGCAGGACAGGGCCGAGCGTGCGCTCAAGTTCCAGATGCAGCGCAACGGCACGGATGCGAGATTTGGCGAATTGCAGCGATTCGCTGCGAACCTGCAAAAGAACTCCATGTACGGCGACGAGGCGCTTCTAAACGCCGCTTCCGTATGGTCGAACAAGATTAAGGACGTGGACAATAACAAGCGCATGATGCAGCTTGTCGCGGACTACACGGCAAGAACGACCAACGGCGCGGAAGTGGGTGCAGACCAGCTCAAGAGCTACACAATGACGCTCATGTCCGCATTGAGTGGGCGCGGCACCATGACGCTCGAACAGCAGGGCTTCGACACTACCGCCATCAAGGAATTGCAGAAATTCAAGCAGAAGGGCGGAACCGTCACCGAGACGATGCAGGTGGAGGCGCTGGAAAAGACACTCGCGAGCGTCAAGGGCTTCGCCAGGGAAATGGCGAACACCGACGCGGGAAAGATTGCACAGCTGCAGAACGAAATCGGCGACGTGAAGGAGGAAATAGGACGCGAGCTTCTGCCCGTGTTCGCTGAACTCGCCCGTGAGGTAAAGGCGAACATTCCCTCCATCAGGAAGCTGTTCGAGGGCTTCGCGTCCGTGCTCAAGTCGCTTGTCAAGACCCTATCGGAGAATATCGGCACGATTTCGGCCTTTGCGGATGGGCTTGCGTCGCTTCTACAGCTGTTTTCCGTCGCGCCCATAAAGACTATGGCCTTTGTCGGTGCGCTAAAGTACGCCGTTCCCATGCTTGACGCAGCGACGAAAGGCTCGATGGCTTTCGGGGGCGCCCTTGGAGGTCTCGGAAAGAACTGGCAGAACCTTCTCAAGGCGGGTCTCTTTACCGCCACCATCTGGGGACTGCAACAGATTTTCAAGCTGGGAAACGCCATAAAACAGGCGTGGAAGGAACATGAACGACAGAACGCCATCGAGGGAGCCTCCGAGGTAAAGAAACAGGTGGAAAGCGGAACCTACTTCGCCGACCTTCTGCGCACATACCGCCGCGACTTCCAGGCTCTCGGAACGCAGCCCGTCGAGATGGACGGATTGCAGAGAATGGCCGTCAACGAGAAGGGCGACTTCATCGACAGCGAGGGAAAGCCCATAGACTTCGCGACGCTCGGAATACCGCTTGCCGCACGCGAACTGCAACGCAAGTACAATGTGGCCCGGTATTATGACGAGAACAAGGACGCCGCGAAGAAGTACGCGCAGAAGCAGCTCAACGACGCCTACATGATGAAGGGAGCCGACCTTGGCGCCGACGGCTACGGAAACGGCACGGCTCCCGAAGTGAACTTCACTCCCGTCGATATGGAAGCGGAAATACAGAAGGCTATGCAGGCCGCTGCAAAGAGCGCCAAGGGCGACACTAACATCACCAACATCGACTACACGAACAACATCACCACGGATTCCGACATGATGGCCAAGCTCATAAAGGAGAACCTAAGAACGCTTCTCCAGTCCCAGCTGACCTTCAAGACACGCGCCGAGGGCGTAAAGGCCCTTGCGCTATGATTGGAATACTCAACATCGCCCAGCAGGCGTATTCACGCTACAGCCACCCGCCCCGCGCCATTCCCGCCTCGCTGTTCATGCGCAACGAGGAATTTGGCCTTGCCACGAAGGACGGGGACGGCAACTACATCTATACGAACATCCCCTTCGACCTGCTCATTGACGAAAGCCACGAACTGGATTTCGACATTACAGACCATGCCGTGGAAAACGGGTCCACCATCAGCGACCATGTGCAGCAGCGGCTCCGCACGGTCAAGATTACGGGAATGTTCACGAACCACCCGCTGAACGCCTCCGCCGGATTCGTTGACGACAAGGGCGAACTCACTGGCAAGTCGTGGCGCGAAAACCGCGTAGAAATCGACAACGCCCCCGCCATCACGAACACGGCGCTTTCCAGGTGGGAGGTGCTGACGAAATGCGCCAAGAGCCGCAAGAAGGTTCGCGTCATTACCAGCCTGGAAGTCTATGAGGAAATGGTCATTGAGAACCTCAAGGCGGACAGGGGCGCAGAGGACGGCGAGGCAATCAAGTTCTCCATGACCTTGCGCGAGATACGCACAGCCACCTTCGCGAGCGACAACATCACGGGCGAATGGGACGCGCCGCAGCCGCCACAACAGAATACAGCCGCAGAGCAGGCCATGTCAAGGAAGGCGAACGCTGGCAACGTGTCGGGCGACGCGAGCGAGACTGCACAGGAAGCGGCGGCGAAGATGGACGAATCGCTCGGGAGGGACTACCAGTGATTAAGATTCCCGTGAATACGAACAACTGTTCATATCTTGTTGAAAAGGTGAATATCGAAGGGACGATGCTCAATATCCGTCTCTTGTGGAACTGGCGAGACGGCTTCTGGTACGGCGACTTCGAGACGGTCAACGGCAAGCGTTGCGGCATCAGGCTCGTTCCCAATTCGCGACTGCTGCGTTCCCACAACAACGTACTCGAAAACGGCGAGCTTGCAATCTTCAAGCGCGAAAAGACCTGCGCGGAGCCGCTGAACCACGACAACCTGGGGAAAGCGTATATACTCCATTACCTGACGAAGGACGACGTAAACGTATTCATAGAGGCGGGGATGCTCTGATGGCTTTCGGACGCGTTATCCACCTGTATGTCGGCAAGTTCGCCGTCGGAAACCTGACCTCGCAAAACTCGAAGGACTTTTCCCAGTTCGACATAGAGTTCGAGGTGACGCGCTCAATCGAGTGGTACGACAACGAGGCGACCATCACCATCTACAACCCCTCCCCGGAAGCGATAAACTTCATCATGAGCGAGGGAAACAGCGTACTGCTCCAGGCTGGCTACGAGGATGAAACCGTCGGCAACATATTCGTCGGGCAAATCGGCATGGCCGTCCCCAGGCGCGTCGGCAGCGACGTGGAACTTGTCATTACCTGCGTCTCGGCGCGTGGGACATTCTACCAGCTTGCAAGGCTGAATTGTGCAATCCAGTTCGACAGCTCCGCCACAGTCAAGAAATGCTTGCAGGAGCTTTGCGACTATGCGGGAACGGCTTTACGCGCCGGAAGCCAGAAGGAACTCTCCCAGCCCATCGAGACGGAGTTCTGTATCTCCGGCACATTCAAGCAGGCGGTCTGTTCTTTTCGCGACAACATTCTTATTCCCAAGTTCGGGCTGCACCTCTATTTCGACAATAACGAAATGATTGTGGTGAACAGCGACGAAAAGAGCATCGAGGTGGAGGAAATCACGCTGGACTTCAAAAGCGGATTGCTCCAGGCGGAAGAAATACGAGACGAGAGCCTGAACAAGGTCAACTTCGCGGACGACCCGTCCTATTTCCTTTTCTCGCAGAGCGAGGCGGACGAACCCAGCCAACAGAAGAAGCCCAGCAAGGAAATAGACAGAACGCGCAAAATCCACTTTACCGCACTTATCTCGCCCAAGTTCGCGCCCAACGTGTTCGTGCGCATGGACTCAAGCAAGGGCGACTCCTACGACAGCGTAGGTTCAATGGCGATAAAGGGCGACTTCATCATCACGGAATGTACTTTCAGAGGCTCCAACATGGGCAGCGACTTCACCGTCGAATGTGACGCGAGGGAGGTAAACTGGTAATGGCCAACAGCATCGCGAAACTGCTAGATAGTTTCTTTGACAACAAGATGGAAGATTTCGAGACGGCCTTTCCCGCCGCCATCGAGAGCGTCAACGACGACGGAACGGTCAATGTGCGCCCCAGCGTGAGGAACTGTCTGCGCAATATGCAGATGGAGCCGAACATGAAGGACGGCAAGCTGATGGTCGTAAAGAACATTCCCGTGCTATGGTCTGGAACGGCGAAAGTCCACATTGAATATGAACTAGACAAGGGCGATACCGTTCTTTGCATAAGTTCAAGCCGCGATATTCGCAACTGGAAAAAGGAAAGCTGGAACGACAAGGCGCACGACCCCGTGAGCTTTTCGGGAAACGACCTGCTGAACCTTCTCGCAATTCCGTTTAGGCGCGTCCAAGAAAGTGCAGCGACAGTCATAAGCATCGACCGTGAAGGAAACGTAACGGTCAAGGCGAGCGAAGTAAAACTGGATGCCGAGAATGTCAAGATTACGGGCAAGCTGGATGTAGAAGGCGACATTTCAAGTGCGGGGAACATCGCGAGCGACGGCGAAATAGAAGCGAGCGGCAAGGTCAAAGGCTCGGATTTCGCCACTCCGACGCTTTCTTTCCTTGGCCATACCCACCTTACCGCAGGAACAGGCGCACCCACGCCGCCAAGCGTTTATACACCGCCAAGCCCTTAATTTCGGGTATTCTCCCCTGTTTTTCGTAAAAAAAATTGAAATTTGAGCAAATTTCTACATTCTGGATTTGAAATTTTGTCACAAAATATATATATTTTTTGTGACCTATGATTACACAAGCGAAAGAAAAATCTCCACTTGAAAAAGCAGTTCTGGCTATACCCAGAGGCAAGGTTTTTTCTTGTCGAGATTTGCATATTCAAATGAATGACGCAACCCTGCGCCAAGGTCTAAAAAGACTAGTTGACAAAGGCATCATTCGCCGCACGCAAAGGGGCTATTTTGAAAGACCTGTTTATTCCAAATTCCTACAGGAAAATTTAGGAACCGACATGGTCAAAATGGCCCAATCCATAGCAAGAAACAACAAATGGACCATAGCTCCATCTGGAAACACGGCTCTCAATATGCTTGGGCTTTCAACCCAAGTTCCCGCCAAATGGACTTTTGTCAGCGACGGTCCTTACAAAAAATATAACATCAACGGAATACAACTTGAATTCAAGCACAGGGCTAATCGGAATGTTTCGGGAATGTCTCCCAAAACGCTTTTAGTCATTCACGCTTTGAAAAGTTTGACAGCAGAGCAAACTACCCCAGAAGTTCTTGACAAAATCAAGTCTCGATTGACTCTTTCAGAAAAAAAGAAATTGCTGGAAGAAGCAATTTACATTTCAAGAAGAAATCTTCATTCAATAAGAAAAATTTGCGAGGACACATGTACGCCATAGCAAAACAAAATGAAAAGAACCGTTCGGAACTTTTCCAAGGTACTGTGGGAAAAATTCATAAATTCAACAACGCCATTGTTGAAAAGGATTTCTGGGTATGTCTTACTTTGGACTATCTTTTCCACAAATGCAAATTCAAGGACAGGTTCACATTTAAGGGTGGCACAAGTCTTTCAAAGGCGTGGAATGTTATTGAACGTTTTTCAGAAGACATAGACCTGATACTGGACTGGCAAGAATTAGGATATTCCAAGGACGAACCTCGTGAGGACCGTTCAAATACGAAGCAGGTAAAGTTCAACGAGGAAGCAAACCAAAGGGCTGAAAAATTTATCGGAACAGAACTGCTTAAAACTCTCAAAAGCGATTTCAAATCCATCTTGAATACCGACCCAGTCTTTAAAATCGACGAAAAAGACAAACAGACAATTTTGTTCTACTACCCAAGGCAATTTTCTTCCGATGGCATCGTTCCCGCCATTCGACTGGAAATTGGCCCATTGGCCGCATGGACTCCATCTGAAAATGTGGAAATACAATCCTATGCAGCAGAGGCCTATCCAAAAGTATTCAAGCAAGCCAAAACAGTTGTAAGAACGGTGACAGCGGCACGCACTTTCTGGGAAAAAGCAACCATATTGCACCAACTGGCCAATATGCCCGAAGACAAAGCGTTCAAGCCGAGATATTCAAGGCACTACTACGACATCTTTCGTCTGGCAAATTCAACCTATAAGGATGATGCTTTCAAAAGCAAAGACCTTTTGGAAAAAGTTGCAAAATTCAAGCAGAAGTTTTATCCTTGTGGCTATGCTCAATATGATAAGGCAAGAATAGGCACGTTAAAACTGGAACCACCGTCACACTTGATAGAAGCCCTCAAAAAGGACTATAAGGATATGGAAGAAATGATTTACGGAGAAAGACCGGATTTTTCCACCCTTTTAGAAGGCATCAAAAAATTGGAAACGGAAATAAACAGCCTCGCTTAGCCAACCATCTTTTGGTAAATATTTGAGATAAATTAGGCGTTGCAAGTAGCAACGCCTTTTTCTTTCATTCTCAAGCCCCAGCTAAACGAAGCCTTCTGCTTCGGCTATTTTCGCAATATGAAGCAACAGCTCACGCATCGTCGTAAACTTGGCTATGGTTTCCGCTTCATCGACCAGATGCTTGTCAAATACGGCGCGGGGCACTCCATCGGAATAGCTGTCGATGGCATCGTCCAAAAGACCAACCTTGCTTCTATGCCATGCGGAGAAATAATCCTTCGCCCAGCTGTACGTTCCTTTTTCGAGCTTGAGCTTCTTGGTGATTTTCTCGTAAAGCGTAGTCGTCATTTGTTTACCTTATTCATCATCAGTTGAACAATCTTTCACGGAATGATTTTTTCCATCAAGATGTCGCAGCGTTCGTAGGATATTCCCTGCAACGGAATTTCCTTAAAGCCCAGCCTTTTATAAAGGGCGATAGAGGCTTCCAATTTTGTATTCCCTTCCAAAAAAATGCGCTTGACATTATGCTTTTTCGCATAGTCAATCAACGCATCCCCTAATTTTCTGCCGATGTGATGGCCTCTATAATCCTTGGAAACTGCCATCTTGGCAAGTTCAAAACAATTCTTGTCATCCCGTTTTACCAAGGCGCAACAGCCGACAACCGCTGCAACATCCTTGTCAATGGCAAAGAAAATTTGACCACCATTTTGAACAATATCTTCAACATGGTCAAAAGTCTTAAAATCGGATTTTTCCAGCTTAAAATAAGTCCCTATCCATTCCTTATTCAATCGGACAAAATCATCGCGGTATTCGGGGGAATATGTTTTGATTTCAATTTCTGATGTCATGCTTATCGTCCTTCCATTTCGCTTATGGCTTGTTTTTGCAAACAGCCTTCATTTTCTTTCTTCAAAATATACTCATTTCGCATAGGCTCGCAAGATGTAAACAATGGAATTTCAGCCCTTCTTTTGGTGTCTTTTGGGTTGATTTGGCATAATTCACGCCTTACACCAAAGCGTATCTAGTTTACGGGCTGATGAATGAAATGGCCCTTGACAATTCCCACGACATTTTCCTTGATGGCGACCACATCTGCCGTATCGGCAACATCGCCAAGAAGGTGCGACAGGCTGTTCTCTGCCTGTTAAAGACGGAAGAAGGGGAAGCGTTCACCAATATAGAACACGGAGTCCCCTGGCTTGAAAAGATAGCCGGTTTACCCATTTCACACCTTGATGTAGCCCAGCGCATCATCCGAGAGAAAATCGAGGCGGTCAAGGGCGTAAAATCCGTAATCGCGATTGACCTCGCGACGGACGGAAGAAACCTCACGGGAAAATTCAGCGTCCAGAGCATCGACGGCAGAACCATCAACGGGGATTTCTAGCGATGGCGATAAACGCAGTCATTGTGGACTCTATATCGGGAATCTCCATCAAGAGCTACCGCGAAATCCGTCAGGCCATCGCCACCAGCTTTACGGAAGTGTTCGGTGCGTCCATAAACCTTGAGCCGTCCTCTCCCGACGGGATGTTCGTTGACCTGCTTGCATATATGTACACGGAGCTTGCACAGGTGATACAGACCGTCGGCGCGAACATCGACGTTTCAACGGCGACGGGGACATTCCTGGATATGCTAGCCTCTATCGCGGGGCTTGCTCGAAACGAGGGAGAAACGGACGAATCCCTAAGACAGCGCATAGAAACGGCGACTTTCGACGGCCTGGCGACTCCCGACGGAATGACGACCTATCTGAAAGAGAACATCACGGACGGCATCACCTTCAAGGAAAACACGAAGAACGAGACCGTCGGCGGAATCCCCGCCCATTCTTTCGTGGTGTTCGTTCCAGTCACTTTCAGCACCGAGGATATTGACCCGTCTGATAAGGACTGGCAAGCCATTCTCGACGACAGTACGCGCGCCCACACTGTCCAAAACTTTATCGCGCAAAAGATTTGGAACTGCAAGCCAGCAGGCATTCAGAGCTACGGAAACAATAGCGGCGAGGCTCGCGACGTAAGCGGCTTCCTGCAACAGGTCCAGTTCAGCTTCATCCAGGGCGTTTCCTACCTCGTTCACATTGACTTTACTGTCTATGACGAAGAAACCCTGCCATCAGACTATGAACAGGTCATAAAGAATGTCGTCTGCGAATGGGCCAAGAAGGAATACACTTCGGGAAAGGACTTGATACCGCAAAGAATCAGCGCCCCCATCTACAATGATGTTCCGGGCATCGAGTCCATCACGGTCACGGTCGCAAGCGTGGACAATCCGCGCCACTGGACAGACGAGCGCGTCCCCATAGACGAAGACAAGATTGTTTCCATCACGGCAGAAAACATCACGGTCTCGCTTGTAAGCTAGGAAACCGCCATGCAGCACATCACGGACTTATGGCAGCATATCCAGCACCTTGTAATCACGCAGTACAGGGACTCAACAAACCTTCTCTCGCTCTTGAGGAAGGTCTTTTCCAGCTTCCAGGATTTGGAAGATAGTGCGTTCAGGCTTTCCAACTTCGCGAACATCGACGAGGCGGAAGGTGAATGGCTCGACCTTATCGGAAAGTTCCGCAACATCCCGCGACAACCCGGCGAGACGGACGAAATGTACAAGGCGCGTCTCAAGATTTCCTTCAAGAAGAACTCCGCAGGAACGCCGAACAACATCATCGAAAACGCCCGTGACCTTTCGGGCGACCCGAACCCGCATTTCCTTGACGAATGTCCCGCCATCTTTTTCGTCTATACTCCGCGAGGCAGGCAGCTTCGACGCCGCGTACTTCAAATGCTGGCGCCTGCTGGCGTTCTCGCGCTCCCCGCTGCTGGATTGAAGCTGGCTGGTTCAAACAGGTTCCTCGCGACGGTTCAGCATCCGCAAAAGAAGATTGTGACCGTCGCGCTTGAAGAAAGCGTAATCGAGAACAACTATCTCACGACAGAAACTGGGCAACGGATAATGACCGAAGACGGCAAGTACATCGTCTTATAGGAGAATCCATGGCAGAAGAAAATACCACCATCCTAGAGCTGGACACAAGCACGTTCGAAGCCCTCAAACAGGGCGGGTACTTTGCCGTAAGCATCCTTGGCCACACCTACAAGGTTGCCTTGAGTGAACTGGAAGGAGTCGGAGCAAGCGACCACAAGGTCTGCGTCCAGCAGGGCGACGAAGCGGGATTTCTCGCCAATGTTCTCGTTCCCGACGGGGACGCCATCACTCTCACGCCCCTAAACGGCACTTTGCGAATAGGCGTGAACTTGACGGGAGAAAGCGACCCAAAACTCGCAACGCTGCCGGAATCGGACATAGACAGCGAAACGAGCAACTATGGTTCATACCAGCTCAAGCAGGGCGCGGAAGAACTTGTCTGGGGCGACGTTGAGGGCGAAACATTCGACTACTGCAACGCCAAAATTTACCAGAACATGAGAATATCGGACGCCCAGGGTTCCATTACAAAATGCACCATCGCGCTTGCAGGAACGCTTGCATCGAACAACGCATGCCTCTGCATCGGCGTTTTTGACACGGAAGGAAACCTGCTCGGACACACGGGGCTGCGTCACTACGGCGTCGATTTCGACAGCTCGACAGAACTCTGCACTTTCGACATGATTGAAATGAGGCAAGGCGCATTGACGATAAAGCGGAACACGCGCTACATCGTTCAAGTTTGGTCTGTCGGCGTACAGCTCGCAGCCAAGGACAGAACAAATTACAACTACCAGTATGACTACACGCTGCGCCAGAACCTGGAAACGACAGTAGGCAACAAGATTTATTTCGTTGACCCGCTGAACGGCATTTTCAGTACTGCAAGCAAGATTCCTTTCGTCTCGTTCGGCGCAAGCACCGTCTAATTCAAGGAGCGTTTCATGGAACTGGAAGAAAACATTACCACGGTACCGCTGCTTGAAGAAGCGGACAATCTTACCCTCAACGACCTTCTCTACATCGTGCAGGGCCTGAACTCCGACAGGGACAGGAAACTATCGCTTGAAAAACTGCGCGACTTTCTGCAAAGCGTTTTCAAGAACATCACTGTCGTCGGCATAGGAAACCACCCCGACACTACAACCATTACTCCCTCCGGCGTGACTGTTTCCGGCATGGGTGGCTCTACAGAAATAGGGAAACAGGCGGTGACAACGACCTTTCTTTCCGCCTATTCGCTCACGCTCAGGAACTCCAATCATACAGTCACACTTTCCGTCAATGCTTCCACGAACGAGCTTGTGATAGACCATTCCATCAATCTTGATGGTGACATTACCTCCAGCGGAAAGTATATCGCCAAAAGCGGAAGCTACGAGACGCACAACTTCTACTCGACAGAACTGGGGCCAAGCGGCATCGAAATAAAGGGACCGGGCGGAACGACGAAGATTACGATGATTGCGCTTACGACGCAGTATATCTCCGCCCAGGTCTTGTCCATAAGCGGACAGGCAACTATAAAAAAGCTCTCCACAGACCAGCTTATTCTCAATTTCACGCCGCTGGAACAGTCCGACGGGGATGCGAGCCAGGGACAGTATCGTTCCATGACAAACTGCGAAAGCCACTGCACATCCGGCATACCGTCTGAATACTATACTGCCGTTTGCCCTGGAACATACGGCTACGAAGGAAACGATGATTTCACGCTAAACTCAACCAGCCATGAAGTCGGCGAAGTCGTACTTGTCACCAATACAGGCAAGTACGGAGGCGGAACACCCGTAAACCACCCTATCATCGTCTATCAGGCAAGCGATACAACGCGGTCGCATCATATCGCATCGATTGAGCCCGGAAACAGCAAACAATTTATCTACAGGGGTAAGGACTCGAACAATTACCCCGTGTGGACTTCCTTGAATTAGGAAGAATGGCATGACAACTAGAAAGGACAGCGCCAAATGGCGCGAAATGTTGAAGCCCCTCATCCTTGCGCTCATCGCGCTTGCTTCGGCGACTACAGCCTATGTCAAGAGCCACAGCGAAGTAAGCGAGGGTTCGGAAAGAAACGCCGTTTCCATGGCCAAGATGGAAACGCGCATCGAGCTTATTGAACAGCGAACATCAAAAGTGGAACGGGAATCGGAAATCCTCAAGGGGACTCTTTCCGACATAAAGAGCGATGTTTCGTTTATCAGGGGAAAGATGGAAGCGCAGAAATAGCTTCTTATTCTTTTTCCTTGGGCTTGTTTTTCGCACCCTTGGGCCTTCCGCCCTTCTTGCCGTTCTCGGCGCTGGTGGGCTTGGGACGGCTCCCAATCATCTGCGAATGGATTGAACGCACTTCCGCGTCCGTAAGAATTTTTCCGCAATGCGGACACCTTGCTGGCATAGGATTCTCCCGTTTTACCTAATCAAGATAGGTTTATTCGCCGATTTTGTAAAGGTATAATCAAAGAAAAATTGAATTGTATGCAAAATTTATTGCATTTTATTCAAAAATGTATTAAATTCTATTCAATTCTTTTGCATAGGATTCAATTTTATGGAAATTCGGGAAGTCGAAATCGGGCTTTTGAAGCCATACGAGAATAACCCGCGCAACAACGAGGCGGCAGTTGACAAGGTGGCCGCGAGTATTTCCGAGTTCGGTTTCAAGGTTCCCATCATCATCGACAGGGAAAACGTAATCGTCGCGGGACACACGCGCTATCTCGCCGCGCAGAAACTGGAACTGCAAAAAGTCCCCTGCATCGTCGCTGACGACCTGACCCCGAATCAGATTAAGGCTTTCCGCCTCGCTGACAACAAAGTCTCGGAATTTAGCGGCTGGGATTTCCAGAAGCTCAACGAGGAACTTTCATTCCTCGGAGAAGCGGCCTTTGACCTGGAACAGTTCGGATTCCTGCCGAACGAGAACGTGGATTTCGACAGCTTCCTGACGGACGAAGAAAATCCACAGAAGAAACCCAAGACCATCACCTGCCCCCACTGCGGAAAGACCTTCGAGAAATAATGCTTCTACACATGGCGACAGATGGACTCGTAGGAGATTTTTACACCAAGTTCCCGAAGAAGGAACTCAATATCCTTACGTCCTTTGAATATAAAAGTTCGTTGATGGGAAACGATGTACGCGAGTTCAACCACTTCATCGCGGACAGCGGCGCCTTCACGGCGATGGCAAGCGGCAAGAAGATTGACGACAGTTATATCGACAGCTACATCGAATGGATAAAGGGCGCACACATTGACCATTTCATCGAAATGGACATTGACGAAATTGTCGGCATAGACAAGGTCAAGCAAATCCGAAACCGCATAGAACGCGCAACGGGAAAGCAGAGCATCCCCGTTTGGCATCTGGGACGCAAGAAAGAAGGATGGCTCGACATGGTGAAAAACTATCCCTATGTCGCGCTCTCGCTTAGCGGATTTACAGCATCGAGCAAATGGCTCAAGGCGAACGACTGGAAACCGCTTCACTACTTCCTCGACACGGCGGCGGAAAACGGCTCCAAGGTTCACGCGCTCGGATGCACGAACTGGGGGCTTCTGCGCAAGTTCCATTTCTACAGCAGCGACTCAAGCACATGGAGCCTCGGCGAAAGATACGGGACGTGTTTCGTGTTCCAGGATGGCGTAATGAAGGTCGTCTCGCTCCCCAAGAAATTCAAGAAGAACAAGAAAACTCTTGGCTTCCATAACAAACAACAATGGTTCAAGGCAATGCAATATGCAAAAATCAAGATGTGATGCAATCCTGCTGCTTTCGGGCGGCATCGACAGCACGACTGTTCTGGAACAGCTGACGAAGCAGGGCAAGAAGGTTTTCTGCCTTATCTTCGACTACAAGCAGAGTCTGCACAAGGAAATCGCGGTGGCGGCATCCAACGCGAAGCGGCTGAAACAGCCCTACAAAATCGTTTCCATCGACCTCGGATTTACGGGAAGCAAGTGTTCTCTCATTTCCAAGTCCAGGATAAGCGAAAACCGCAGCTTCGAGCAGATTGATTCCGCGACTCCCACAAGCTATGTGGAGTTCAGAAACGGCATCCTGCTTTCCTACGCGGTCATGTTCGCGGAGGTCAACGGCATAAACGACATTTACGGTGGCTTCAACGGGCTTGCAAGCGGCCAGTATTACGACGACACACTCGCATTCATCAAGTCGTTCGAGAAAGCTGCAAACGTCGGTACGTCCCCGAATTTCAAGGTAAGGATTCACGCCCCGTTCTCGACAGTAAGCAAAGCAGAAATCGTCAAGATTGGCCGCAAGCTGGGAATAGACTACGAACGGAACACATGGAGCTGCTACAAGAACGGCTCGACACATTGTGGCAAGTGCGACAGCTGCAAGCAGCGTGAACGCGCCTTGGCACAGGGAGGCAAATAGCCATGCAGAAAATCTACAGGATAAACAAGATATTCTTTAGCATCCAGGGCGAAGGAAAGCGCGTTGGAACGCCACAGGTTTTCGTGCGTTTCAGCGGATGCAACATGAAGTGTCCCTTCTGCGACACAAACCATGAACCCTTCGACGAAATGACCGCCGAACAGATTATTCAGACCTGTCTTTCCATCGCGGGAAATTGCAGGAGCGTTTCCTTCTGCGGAGGTGAACCCACCTTGCAGCTGGACGACGAACTGATAAAGGCTTTTGATGGCTGGTACAAGTCCATCGAGACGAACGGAACGCACAAGGTTCCGCAGGGCATCGACTACATCGTCTGTAGTCCCAAGACTTCGCGCATCGAGCCGGACAACATCGACGAACTGCGTTTCGTCATAAAGGCTGGCGACCCGCTGCCCATTCCGTGCAAGACGGCGAAACGCATGTGCCTTAGCCCCTGCTTCGACGGGGACAACCTCGTCAAGGAAAACCTCTATCACTGCATAAAGCTGGTGCAGGAAAACCCCAGCTGGCTTCTCTCGCTTCAATGGCACAAGTTCATCGGTATCGAGTAGCCTGTTTCGTTTCAAGGGCGGGTTTCTTCCTGCCCATTCCCATAGGAGAAAGCAATGTATCGAGTATGCAAGAGACTGGAAATTTCGGGAGCGCACCGTCTGGAACTCCCTTATCCGAGCAAGTGCAGCAACCTTCACGGCCATAACTGGCTTGTGACCATTTTCTGCAAGAGCAAGACACTCGACAAGGACGGAATGGTTATCGACTTCACGCACATCAAGAAGATAATCATGGAAAAACTCGACCACGCCTATATCAACGACGTGGTGGATTTTAACCCGACTGCCGAAAACATGGCGAAATGGATTTGCGAGCAGGTGCCGTTCTGCCACAAGGTCGTTATTCAGGAAAGCGAGGGGAACCTGGCGCAATATGATAAAGACGAAGAAGATTGAACAGCTTGTACGGCAGCTTCTTGAGGCGCTGAATGACAACCCCGACCGCGAAGGTTTAAGGGACACGCCGCGCCGTGTCGCGAAATACTACGCCGAAATGTTCGAAGGCCAGAACTACACGAACGCACAGCTCGCGAAGAAGTTCGGCAAGTGTTTCAAGCAAGATGCGGACGGTCAAATCGTTTCCGTTGACGACATAACGATTTTCAGCCACTGCGAGCACCATCTTGCCCTCATGTACGACATGAAGGTTTCAATCCGCTATATCCCGCACGGGAAAGTTCTCGGACTCTCCAAGTTCGCGAGGATTTCCGAAATGGTGGGAAAACGCTTGCAGCTCCAGGAGAAAATCGGCAGCGACATTGCCGAGGTAATCATGCTCGCGACTGGAAGCAACGACGTAGAAGTTCGCATCGAGGCGAAACACGCTTGCGTCACAGCGAGAGGCGCGAAGAACTGCAATATGGTCACGCGCACGCTGTTCTCAAGCGGCGCCTTCAAAACTCACTTGACCTCGAATGTCACGGAGTCTATAAGCTGATGCGTGTCGATAAGCGGAGTAGCACTGGGCCGTCCCTGCCTGATTCTTGCCTGCACGGTAGCATCGCGCAGCGGCTCGTACTTTTCGCTGTCGCGCATCGCAAGCGTGATGCAGTCCTTCAAGCGCATCCCCAGTTCCTCGCACATCGTCTGGACGGTCATTTCGCCGTTGATTATCTGCGGGAGATACTTGCGTTCAAGTTTCGGCATGATGGCGCGAAACCTTTCCATGGCAAAACGCAGAAAGGGCCTTGCCGGAATTTCCGGGTAGTGGACGCCCTCAAGCGTCGTCCCTTCCTTGCGGCCGTAATTCAGCGTTCTCGCAATCAACGAATTGGATGCGGGTTCCCTCAATGCGGGAGTCAGCTGTCCCGTCTTTTTTCTGTAATCGAGATTTTCCTTCGCTTTCCGTGCAGTCCCGTTTCCGTCTATCCAGCCCGATAAAATGGTCTTTTCGTTCAGCTTCTTTAGAGCGTCAAACCTTTTTCTCAATCCCTCGAAATCCGTGATAGCCATATCCACAACATAGGAAAAACTTTCTATGGGGAACAAAATCTTAAACAAAGACCTAATCACGCCTAAACCGGGCTACTTCACGATAAAGGAGGTGGCCGACAAAATCGGCTTCAACCACTTCACGGTCTATGACTGGGTGCATACCCGCGGTATGCCCGTGAGAAGAAGCTGCAAGCGCGGACGCATGACCGTTTACTGGCCCGATTTTCTGCGCTGGTGGAAGGAGTTGAGGAACGACTGATGTATGGCAGATTCCCAGGACATGAGGGCCATCGGCAAGCTCGGAGGCTTGGCGTCTTCAAGGAGCAAGCTGAAAGCGAAGGAGGCGCGGGAGGTCGCGAGAAACGTTCTCGGGACAAAGTTTCGCCTGTCCGAAGGACGCTTGAAGGAATCGCTCCGAAGCATCGGAATCCAGGTGGAGAAACCCATCGAGCTTCGCGCCGCAATCATTTCGGTCATGAGTGGCATGGCTCTTTCCGGCAACATCAAGGCGGCGCGTTTCGTGTTCGACATAGCGGAGGAAACGGAAGATTCCAAGCTAACACGCGCAAAGCGCAAGATGCTCGACAGGATGGTTGACAACCCCGACGCGGTAAACATCGACACAAACGGAGAAATCCCCACGCCCGACGAATTGAGCGAGATAAAGAGGCAGGCGCGGGAACTTGGCATTTACGAGAATGACACCACAGATTGAACAGCTCGCAAGGACAAACCTTCTTGCCTTTGTAAAGGCGACGATGCCGAATTACAGCATCGGGTGGGTCCACCGTGAAATCTGCGCTCGCCTCATGCGTTTCTACACCGACGTAATGGAACGCAAAAGTCCCCGTCTCATTCTCACCATGCCGCCGCGTCATGGCAAAAGCCAACTTGTAAGCAAGCATTTTCCGGCGTGGTGCTTCGGCGTAAACCCCGACATTTCCTTCATGGCGTGCAGCTATAGCGACGGACTTTCCAGGCGCGTGAACAAGGACGTGCAGCGCATCATGGAAAGCAACGAATACCACCGCATATTTCCGCGAACGACCTTGCCGCCGCGAGGAAGCAAGTACACGCGCTCGACAAACCTAATCGAAATTCCCAACAGGAAGGGCAGTTTCAGAAGCACGGGTATCGGCGGAAGTATAACGGGTATGGGCTGCGAAATCCTCGGCATCGACGACCCGCTGAAAGACAGGCAGGAAGCGAACAGTATCACCATACGAGACAGGATTTGGGACTGGTACACATCCACCGCATATACGCGACTTTCTCCGGGCGGAGGCGTTCTCGTCACGCTTACGCGCTGGCATGAAGACGACCTGGCGGGGCGTCTGCTCAACGCCATGAAGCAAGGCGATGGCGACCAATGGACGGTCATAAACTATCCCGCAATAGCCGAGAAGGACGAACCGCACCGCAAAATCGGCGAGGCGCTGCACCCGGAAAGATACCCGCTTGAAATGCTCGAAAAAATCCGCATCAACGTGGGAAGCTACGACTGGAACGCACTCTACCAGCAGCACCCCGCACCAGTCGGCGGAAGCATCATCAAGCGCGAATGGCTGCAACAGTACGAAATCTTGCCCAAGGTTTTCGACAAGATTATACAAAGCTGGGATTTCACCTTCACGGACAGCGCATCCAGCGACAACGTAGCGGGAACCGTCTGGGGAAAGGTCGGGGCGCGTTTCTACCTCATTGACTGCGTATGCGCCAAGATGGACTTTGTTTCGAGCATCCGGGCTTTCCAGCGCATGAGCGAGAAGCACCCCAAGGCAATCCGAAAAATCATTGAAGACAAGGCGAACGGCCCCGCAATCATAAGCGCGTTGCGCAACAAGATTAGCGGCATCGTTCCCTTCACGCCGCAAGGTTCAAAGGAAGCGCGAGCCTTTGCGGTAAGCCCGCTGTTCGAGGCGGGAAACGTCTATATACCCAAGCAGGATGCAGAACATCCCTGGGTTCGCGACTACATCGACGAACTGGTTTCTTTTCCAAGCGCTCCGCACGATGACCGCGTGGATTCCACCACGCAGGCTCTCAACTACTTGGCAACTGGTATGGGGACGGGCCTTATCAGCTTCATCTAAAAGGAGAATAAATCATGGAAACTGCAAAGATAAGGGACGGCGCCTACGGCAATTTCGTAACGGGAATGGGCCGCAGGGACACCGACAAGACGGAAAACACTTTCGTCAATCCCTATGCGGGAACGGATATTGTCGAGCTTGCACGCATAAAGGTGCAGGACGGCATCGCCGCACGAATTGTCGAGTGCGTCCCCGAAACAGCTTTCAAGGAACCCGTCACCATCACTGGCGACAGTTCGGGCAAGGTATTCAAGGAAGCTTCCGCCGTCGGGCTTTTCGAGGCATTACAGCTCGCTGGCGAATATCAGCGTCTCACGGGTGGCGCCTTGATTGTCTCGGAATACGAAAACGAGTACGACATTGAACAGCTCAAGCGCCCGGCACCTTCAAATCGCAAGATTTCGCAATACCGGGTTTACAGCGCTGGCAAGGTGGAGTTTCAGCCCACGGATTTCCAGGGCGACACGCCCAAAGTTTACCGAGTCGTCCTTCTTGATAACAAGCGCATCGAAATACACCCGTCGCGCTGCACGGTCATTCACGGAAAAATTGTCCCCGACATTCTCCAGGGAATACCCATAAGGGAAAGGTTCTTCGGTATGCCTGCACTGAAAGCGTGCGAACAGAGCTTGAAGAACCTCGCGAACGTAGTCGCGTCCATCGTCAACATGGCGACGGAAACGGGAGTGATGCTTTTCTCGCTTGAGGGCTTCAACGAAATGCTTTCCAAGCCCGACTGCGGAATACAGGACGCACAGCAGCTCATAAGCCTCGTAAAGGTTTCAATGAGTTCGTTCCGTGGCGTATTCTCCGGCGCAAACGACAAGTTCCAAATCCTAAGCCACAACTTCGCGGGACTGCCCGAGGTTCTCCAAAAGGCGATGAACCTCGTCTGCGCGGATTCGAGAATCCCCGTGAGCATCCTTTTTGGCCAAAGCGCGACTGGACTCGCCCAGACGAACGAGGGCGACTCCAAGGCATACGCGGAACTTGTGGAAAGCTGGCGTTCCCGCTACATCTACCGCCCCGCCTGTTCTCTCATTGCCGACCTTTCTGAAAGGAACTGCGGCATCGTCTGTTCTGAATTTGAATGGGGCGCCGTTACCACAATGTCCGTAAAGGAAAAGCTCGAAGCGATGAAGATGCAGGCGGAAATGCTCAACATCTATTATCAGATGGGTGCGATAGACGAGCAGAGCATCCGCGAGGGAATCTTCAAGAACGGACATTCCTGGGACATTTCCGTAAAGGACTAGAACATGGCTGGCAGCTTCGTAAATTTCGTCAAGAACGTGGAACGGCTCGGACAGAAGAAACGCGGACGCAGGCCCGTGTTCAACGCGCACCAGTTCTATCCCAGCGCCATCGAGGCGGACCTTGAACGCACAACGCGGGAAGAATTTCTTCGCGCCCTGGAAGAAAACATCCAGCTTGCGCTCCGAGGCTTCACGGACGACATTGACGACCTGACGAAAGCCACTGCGGAGCTGCCCCCCGAATTTGTCAAGAAGGTTTCCACGCTTGCCGATGCAGTCGGCGTCAAGAACGGCTGGAATTTCAGCGAGTACGCCAAAATGACCGTCGGACAGCCATATTTCCCGCCACCAGCGAAAGACGAAATTTTCGAGGTTTGGAAGAAGAACTTCCAGCAACTCTGCATCAGCGCGGAGAGCGACGCCAAGGCGGACATTTCCCGCATCGCCACCGAGGCGAAGATGAAGGGCTGGAACAAGAGGGAACTGGAAGCGGCCATCCGAGCCAAGCTCCCCGCCGAAACAAAACACCGCGCAGAACTCATCGCGAGAACAGAGACCGCCAAGCTCAATTCCGCCGCGAGCATTTCGACGTACAAGCAGCTGGGCATCCGCTACTATGTATGGCTCACGACCTTGGATGGTCGCGACAGGGAAACGCACACACACCTGAACGGCCTCATCTGTAGCCTGGACAACCCGAACGTCTATTACGAGGAAACGCCCGACGGCCTGGTCGAAAAGGAAAGAACAGCCTCGATGTTTCACGGAAATCCGGGCGAGGATTTTCAGTGTCGCTGCTCCATGGTCGCCTGGGACCCCGAAATCGACGGAAAATACGAGGTCAAGGAACGTCCCGAACAGGAAAAGGGCGCAGAACAGCATACAGAGGCTTCTACGGGCGAAAACCTTCACAAGGTGGAACAATCTATCGCCGAACAGGAAAAACAGCTGCAACAGCTCAAAAACGAGCAAATGCAGCTTTTGAGCCGTCAAAGGCTGGAACAGGAGGCGGAAAAGCGCCATGCCCGAAGCGCCGAGGAAATCGCGGACATTCAGAAGCGCTGGGACGAACGCAAGTCAAGGCGCAGGCTCAAGGAAGCTGCCGAACAGCGACATTCCCGCAGGACTTCGCAGGAAGTCGCAGCAATTCGCAAGGAATTGCAGGAAAGGCTCGACACGCGACAGACAGCGCACAGGCTTTTGCAGGACGCGAACGGCATCAAGGGCCTACCCGAAATGGGCGAACTGGAAAAAGCCTTGCAGAAGGGCGGCAAACAGGCGTACAGCGACATGAAAAAGCTCTCCCGAAAGCTCGAAACGAGTCTGGACACATTGAAGGGCTGCACGTACCTTGCAGACCCGTTCCAGGCGGCAAGGGACTTCGACTATTCAACCGCCATCACCGTCAACGAATCCGTAAGAAAGAAGCTCGACGGCATGGGCAGCTCGCTCGCTGGCAAAAAGCACGACCTGGAATTTGAAATCGACTGGGTTGAAAAACACAAGAAGTATGCAAGCTGGAAGGTGGCACAGGATGCTTACAAGAAAGCTCTCGCCGAAGTGGAACGCCTCATCGACTGGGAAACGGAACTTGGCCGCGTGGACTCCATCAAGATATTCCTCAAGAACCACCCCAAGTCCGCAGTCCTCAAGAAGCTCACGACCGAAATGGACGCGCTTATCGCCAAGGGCGACAACGCCGCGAAAACGGAAATCAAGGAACTGCTCAAGAAAGCGGAAACGAGAAGGAAGGAAATCGAATACAAGGAAGGACTCGAACGCCTCAAGAAAATCAAGGCTGGCATCAAGTCCGGCTCAAGCGTCCCGTTCTCGACAAACATCAGCATCGACGACCTTCGCGCCCTCAAGGGCGACAAGTTGCCTCCCACGCTCGGACACCTTGATACAGCCATCGAGAAATATAAGAAGGGACATTACTACGGCTCGGCGACAAAGAAACACGCCGCAGAAATCGAGGCGACGATGCGCGAGCTGTTCCAGAAGCACGACTTGGGGATGCACATAGAAGACGACCTGCTTGAAAAGGTTTTCAACAGCCATTTCAAAAACACCTTCGAGACAGGAAGCTCCGGCGGGTATAGCGGCCCGTCGCTAAACGCGGACGGTTCAATCAAGCAGAGCCATTTGAGACTATCCGCAGCACACAAGCTCTTTGACCTGGGTTCAACGGAAAAGGCGAACCAGCTCAATATCTCGCAGTACGAAAAGTACGGCAACCTTCTCGACCATGACAAGCTACGTGAGGCGACGACGCACAACCGCGCCACCCAATACGGAAATGTCGCGGTACGTTTCAAGAAGGACAAAGTGACCTGCACATGGACGGCTGGCGACAGCCTAAGCGAAAGATACCAGCCCAGTCTCGTCACCGACCCGAAAGCGGTTTCCTACGACGACATGTATGAAAGCAAGCTGCCAGTGAAGGGAACGCAGACGAACGACATGACGAAATTCCGCAGCGACAACATCAGCAGCTATCTTGAACTGCAATTTCATGGCGATGTGACGGTCGATTGCGTGGAGTCGCTGACGTTCCCTTACGACCTAACAGAAAAGGCGAAGTCCAAGTATCTAGGCTTCGCCCAAAAGTGGAAATCCATCGGAACAGAGGTTTTTTACATAAAAAACGGCAAGCTGGAGAAGCTCTAGTTGCAGATTATTGTCTTTGCTTAGACAAGTATTCATTCAAGGCTTTATTGCAAGACCCATAGCTGGTATAACGCAATGAGCTAACTTGATTTGCTGGATTTTTAGTTCCTTCGAGCACGACTCTGTAATCCCCATAAAGTTCTATGCACTCGTATGCAACAGGAGTCTTTTTGCCATTTAAGTAATTATCCAAATCGCGATTGCAGGATTTATAGTTTGAGTAGCGTTTCGAGCTAACTTGATTTGCCGGATTTTTAGTTCCCGCAAGCACGACTCTAAAATCTCCATAAAGTTCTATGCACTCGTATTCAACGGGAGTCTTTTTGCCATTTAAGTAATTATCCAAATCGCGATTGCAGGATTTATAGTTTGAATAACGTTTTGAACTAACTTGATTTGCCGGATTTTTAGTTCCCGCAAGCACAACTCTAAAATCCCCGTAAAGTTCTATGCACTCATATTCAACGGGAGTCTTTTTACCATTTAGGTAATTATCCAAATCGCGATTGCAGGATTTATAGCTTGAGTAGCGTTTTGAGCTAACTTGATTTGCTGGATTTTTAGTTCCTTCGAGCACGACTCTGTAATCCCCATAAAGTTCTATGCACTCGTATGCGATAGGAGTCTTTTTACCATTTAGGTAATTTTCCAAATCACGATTGCAGGATTTATAGCTTGAATAACGTTTTGTACTGACTTGATTCGCTGTATTTTTAGTCCCTTCAATTACAACTCTATAATCTCCATAAAGCTCTATGCACTCATAATCCGTTGCATAAAGACAAGCAGATAAAAGGAGATACACTGAAAGAAATTTCTTTAGCATAAAGGGCCTTTATGACATTCAAGATTTAATCTTTGTCCCAATGGGGAAAACCAGCCGGGTCAACATAATCGCAGTCAATGACTTTATCTTGAGGATTCAAGTCTAAAGTTTGCTTTTTGACTTTCTTGACTTTGCATGGAACGTTATATTTTTCCATGAGCTTTTCCAAGTCTTTATCCATATATACCTTGTATGGAACGATGATAATAAATCTGCTCTTTCGGTTGCCCTTCAATCGCTATATCATAGTAACTGTGCGGTGTCATATATTTTTCAGTCAACGTGACAAAACAAGGGTGTTGCGTTGCAAAGA